AGAGTAGAAAGGAGTCGTTATGACCAGAATACGTGAGACTATAAAACAAGTACCATTCGGTGGGAATTCCGTGTCTTGGACACGGGTTCGCACTATGAGTGGCATAGTTTTAGAAACCATATATCAGTCATCTTCTACTCCTCTCATGATGCAGAATTTTAAAGCGTCATCTATTGAAGACGTGAATAATGGCAACACTAGACCTAATAGTCCGTGCGACCATTATTCAATTAATACTTCTGACATCACATTTGAAAGGAACATGGAAAGGCAGATAGTCGGGAACTATGAATATATAGTTACTGATATATCTTGCCCAAATGTCCAATCAACTGCAGCCAATCTCCAATCCAATATAGGATCTATTGCCCCAGGGCAAGTCAACACTGACGAACTAATTCAGTCCGTCTTTGACGATTTGTCCGGTGGCATGGATTTTGGGCTCTTGAGTCTTGCTACCATTGCGGAAGTGGGTTCGTTAAAGAAGCTTTCAAAGAATTTCTCTGAAATCGTCCGCAACATAAAATCCACTTTCTCTCATAGGACTACACTGGGTAAGCTTAAGTCCGCCTCTAAGGCGGATCTTGGCATTGAATATGGGGGTTTAACCCTATATCGCGACATATTTGCCGCGATCAATGTTGCAGCTGCTGTTGAGAAACACATGCTCAAACTAGCACGTCGAAATGCTATGTCCAAGTTTGTGATTCGTAAGATGGCAGCCCCAGTTCCCTGTGGGGGTGGTTATCCTGGAACGACTAGGGGGATAGTTACTGCGGTGTGTAGTGGTAGTTACGCACTCAATGAAGCCGATGTCACGTATCAAATATTACGTTACTTTGGCTTCACTAATATTGCGTCAACCGCCTGGGAACTCGTTCCCTTCTCATTTATTGTAGACTGGTTTGTTGATATAGGCTCTGCTATCAAGCGTCTAGAAAACGACGTTGTTAACGGCCTATTCAACCGATCCCATACTACAATTCATGAGATGTATTACACCACAATAACAGAAGGCCGACGTAAACTACCTGTTTTCTTCGGTCCTTCAGTATTCTCGTATCCGTCCCATCCGCTCGGTTGGCACCATATCCCTGTAAAAAGGTATATTCGTGCTCCGATCGATTGGACGTCCAGTTCAATCCTAGATTCTCTAGAATTGTCCGGACTATCGGCTACTCAAATGGTCAAAGGCGGCCAAGTTTTCCTTAATCGTCGTAGATGATTAATACTTGGCCCACCACTCACATAAACCTACATTAAAGGAGGCTATATGCCTACTAATTCAATAACAATACCCGACAGCTCCGCTGTCGATAATACCTTCATTCTTCAAGACCAGTCAAAAGGTCTTACGAAGTACATTGACCCTGACACTAGTCTGGTCACTCCACTTGGACTCAGTATTGAACATACTGTTAAGCCAGCGGGGCAACCAGGCACAGACCGTCACGTCGTTAAGGCCTATCAGACCTTTATCGATGCTAACGGTGTTGCAGCTACAGCTGTAGTGTCAATCCAACTCTCTGTCCCACGGCACGGATCTGTATCCGATACTGTGATCAAAGACTTGTGGGCCTATGCAGCGGGTTACGTTAACATAACTGATAACGTAAAACGTCTGGTTGACGGTATTAACTATTAGTTGAATGAGTGACATATAGTCGCTAGAAAGGAAATCATATGCATCGTTCTAAACAATGCCTCGCTTCGCGAGATGAAACCTGTCCCATACACGGGCTAGTTACGAGCATGTTGAGAGACTTGAGGAATAAATACCCTCTGTCTCAACGTATGTTAAAACCTGTCTATAGTTCACTCAGAACTATTTATCAAGGTTGTTTATATGGTACTGAACTTAATAAAGCTATTGAGCTTGTTACTCAGTATGAATCTGCTTTACTCCATTGGAGCGGATCCGGATGTGAGATTAGTCTTTGCGGACTTAATTTCTCCCCGGACGCAATGCCAGGTCTCGTACGAGACCTCAGACAATGCTACCGACTCTTTTGGAAAAGTACTGGCATCCCTCCCTTCGGGAGTGTTAAGTCTGCGGCTTTCGCTCGTTTGTCTTCGAGCAAAGCGCACGGACTTACCTCCGATGATCTTGATGCAATGAGAAGTCATTGCGCAAGATTACTTGGGAAGTGCCCAGATTCAATCATTGACCTCCCGGGCCGTCATGGACCGGGAGCAGTATCCGAAGGCTACACCGGCCTAGATAAATGGAGGTTAGAAGACTTCTATCCTCAATTATCAAAAGTCGGTGGCTTTCGTCTGCTGTTTTTCAATGAAAACCATGTGCTACGTAGCAATAAATTACTTACCTTCCGCTCTCATCCTATTACTAGGTATGTAGAGGTCCCAAAGGACATACGGAAGAGTCGAGTCATTTCTTGCGAGCCGTGTACCCTTCAGTATCTACAACAGAGTGTGTTGCCCCTCCTGATGGAGAGGCTGCACACTAACTCACGCGGAGCAATTGAGTTTCGTTCGCAAGAACGTCATACTCAACATCTCCATCGAGGACTCTATGACTGTGCTACGATAGATTTATCGGATGCATCTGACATGGTCTCTCGTCGTCTCATGTGGAATATTCTTCCACATGATTGGCGTGTTCTGTTGTTTTCACTGAGGTCGCGGTTTATTAGTGACGGTTTGACCACCGTTCCTATACGTTCCTTCGCCCCCATGGGCAGCGCACTATGCTTTCCAATAGAGGCTCTACTACATTATTTAGTAGTTGAGCGTTTTAGTGAAAAGCGTAATGCTTATCTTAGTGTATATGGCGATGATATCATAATCTCCAGACATAACTTTAAATACGTTATGTCTGGACTTAAGAAATCAGGGCTTATACCTAATGACTCGAAGTCATGTTCAGCTGGTTTCTTTCGGGAAACTTGCGGAACTGATCTCTTGCTGCTTGGTGGTGACGGACGCACTAGCTTCGATGTCACGGTTAGTTACTTCCGTGGCAATTTGATGCGCCTGGGTGTCAAAGACATTCCAGGTTGTCAAGTCGTAGCTCGTGCGTTGCACAATACCGGGATGTACTCCACACGTGATGTGTGGATGACCATCCTATATGATCGTCTCTTGCATAGAGTCCCTCGTAAGTTCATCACTTATAGGGAGGATAGCCAATATCATTGGCCACCCACGACCATACATACGTATCGTCCCGCATCTACTCGCTGGAATCGTAGATTCCAGATAGAAGAGGTGCTAACACCTATGGTGTCCATAAAGACACTTCAAGTTGCTCCCGTTGATTACGAGGGCATGTTAGCAACTTTGCGGGCCGACGGCATGCGTGCTGAGGTTTCCTACTCTCCTAGTCGAGCTAACGCTCGCCTAAAATGTAGGTGGTTGGCTACCTCTTGTCTC